ATCAGCACAATCCTTGATCCCCATAGCCTTGCTGTGGATATTTCGGATCGTTGGACTTCTTGGAATAACCGTAGACAGGGTAAGATTGAGGAGTGGAAAGAACTCCGTAATTACCTGTACGCAACTGACACCAAGACTACATCTAATGCTAAGCTGCCGTGGACTAACTCTACGACAACACCTAAGCTTACACAGATTGCAGACAACCTTCATGCCAACTACTTTGCTGCTTTGTTCCCGCAAAGACGTTGGTTTAAGTTTGAGGCGCACGACCAAACCTCTGCTACCAAAGTCAAGCGTAATGTTATTCAAGCCTACATGGATAACAAAATCCGTCAGTCTGACTTTGAGAACACTGTAAGCAAACTTATCAATGACTACATTCAGTATGGCAACTGCTTTGCTACTGTCGATTACACTACTGATTCGATTACATTTGAGAATGGCGAAGAGGTCGTCAACTACGTTGGCCCCAAGCTCGTAAGAGTTTCTCCGTTTGATATTGTCTTCAACCCTACTGCAGCTTCCTTTGAGTCAACACCAAAGATTGTCAGAAGCCTTATGTCTCTTGGTGAGCTTAAGCGGAAGATCGAAGAGTCGGGTGACAATGCTTATTACAATGCTATCTTTGAACGTATGATGTCAAACAGGGCTGCTGTTGCATCCTCTGATGCCAGCAACTACAAGGCAGACGGTTATATTGCTGATGGCTTTGGTGACATTAAAGAATACTACGAGTCGAACTACGTAGAAATCCTGACGTTCTACGGTGATATCTACGAGAGTGACAAAGGACTGTTCCACAAGAACCGTATCATTACGGTCGTAGACAGAGCCTATGTCATCTTCAATGAGCAGAATCCGTCTTGGCTTGGCAAGGCTTCTATCTTCCATGCTGGCTGGCGGGACCGTCCTGACAACCTGTATTCGATGGGTCCGTTGGATAACCTTGTTGGTATGCAGTACCGCATTGACCACTTGGAGAACCTCAAGGCTGACGTATTCGATCAGATTGCTTACCCCATGCTTAAGATCAGGGGTGACGTAGAGGACTTTGACTTCGCCCCCGGAGAACGAATTTACATTGGTGAAGAAGGTGACGTAGGTTATATGTCCCCTGATGTCACTGCCCTTAATGCTGACATGCAAATCCAAGTGCTTGAAGCCAAGATGGAGATGCTTGCTGGTGCGCCTAGAGAGGCTATGGGTATCCGGTCTGCAGGCGAGAAGACAGCCTTTGAAGTGCAGACCCTTATGACTTCTGCAAGCCGTATCTTCCAGCACAAGACAGCACACTTCGAAAGAGTATTCCTTGAGCCTATCCTTAACGCAATGCTTGAGGCTGGCCGTAGAAATATGAACTACGTTGATGTGCTTCGTGTTCTTAATGACACAACGAACACACAGTACTTTATTGATATCACCAAAGAAGACCTGAAAGCAAACGGCAAGATCGTACCTATTGGTGCCAGACACTTTGCAGAGAGAGCCTTGCGTGTACAGAACCTTACTTCCCTCTATCAGATCAAATCTGGTGATCCTAGCGTTGGTGTCCACCTTTCTGGTAAAGAGTTTGCCAGACTTCTTACGGAAGAGCTTGGGGAGCCTGCACTCTTTGCTGAGAACATTGGTGTCAAAGAGCAGTTCGATACTCAGAAACGTGCTGTCGAAGAAGAAGTAAACATGCAAGAAGAACAGCAGATCGCAATGGAAAAAGGTCTTTAATGAAAGCTGTTTGGTTTATTAAAGCTAAAGACAAGAAAGAAAAAGATGCTGTCAAGCAAAGTATTATGGCCCAACGAGAGCCTCTTGACAGACTTAAAGAAATCTTAGAGCCTATGCTCAAAGATGGCCTTCCTGCTACAGATTATGATAGTCCTTCTTGGGCTTATAAACAAGCTGACAGGAATGGTTTTAACAGAGCACTAACCACAGTGCTTGAAATCATTAATCTGGATAAGGAATAAACTATGGTATTCACTGACGATAGCCAAACCAAGGGCGAAGGTCAGAACACAGAGTTGAACAAAGAAGATGGAAACCAAACAGCTTCTTTCGTAGATCAACTCGCAGCGACCAAAGGTGACAACTGGCGTGACCCAGAAGTTCTCGCAAAAGGAAAAATCGAAGCCGATACGTACATCTCAACCCTTGAGAAACAATTGGCGGAAATCCGAGAAGAGCTTCAAAAAAAGGACTACGACCAAGAAGTGTTGTCACGGGCGAAGAGCAAGGCAACTGAAAGCTCCACAGAAAACTCTCGCCTGTCCAATAATAGAGGAGCAGCTGACGTAGAGAACACCACTCGGCAGATCAGTGAAGATGACTTGAAAAGCCTTGTTGAGCAAACGCTGAGTCAAAGACAGAAAGAACAAACCCTAAACGGTAATCTTTCTTTCGTAGACGAGGAACTGACAAAGACCTACGGAACTGAAGCTTCTGTTGTCATCAAACAAAAAGCCGCTGAGCTTGGTATGACAATGGATAGGCTGAAGGAAATTGCAGGCGAATCTCCGAATGCATTCTTCACTTTGATTGGTGAGAAGAAACGGCAGATGAACCCTCTTATCTCTGGGTCTGTCAGAACTGAAGGCGTTAACATGGGCGGTAATTCTGAACGTAACTTCAACTACTACCAGAAAGTTCGTAAGGAAAACCGTACACTTTACTTCTCGCCTAAGTTCCAACAACAAATGCTTTCTGACGCTGAGCGTCTAGGCGATAAGTTTTATTAACCTTTAGGAGTGAAAAATGGCTGGTAACACAGTATCGACGCTCTCGCTGCTCAAACGTGCTGAAGTTTGGTCTGCTGAGCTTAAAGAAATCCTGCGTGATGAACTGCAGGGCATGAAATACGTTAACTGGCTGGATAGCTTTCCGGATGGCGATACCTTCAAAATCCCGTCCCTTGGCGATGCCACCATTAACAACTACACTGAAGACGCTGCCGTAACCTACGATGCTCTGGATGATGCACAGTTCACATTCACCATCACTGAGTATGTGCAGGCTGGTAACTACCTGACCCGTAAAGCGGAGCAGGATGTCTTCTATGCGAACCAAGTTCTTTCGCAGTTCGTTCCGCTTCAGGAACGTGCTCTGATGGAGCGTGTGGAAACCGACATTATGGCCCTTCAATCGGGTCAGACTGCTGGTAACGCCAACACCATCAACGGTGCTGCTCACCGTATGATTGGTTCGGGAACGTCCAACGCTATTGCCGTGGCTGACTTCGCCAAGGCTCTGCACTCGCTGAAAACCGGTAAGGTTCCCCAGCGTAACCTCGTTGCCATTGTTGACCCCTCGGTTGAGTACGAGATGAACACCCTCTCGCAGCTGACCTCGGTGTCGAACAACCCCCGTTGGGAAGGCATTGTCAACAGCGGTATCGCCACTGGTATGTCGTTTGTTGCCAACATCTATGGCTTCGACGTTTATACTTCGAACTACATGGCTGACATTGCTTCGGAAACCATTGGTGCTACTACTGTCACCAACGGTAAGGCGAACATGTTCTTCTCGGCTGACTCGACAATCCTGCCCTTCGTTGGTGCATGGCGTCAGATGCCGACCGTTGACACAGAGTTCAACAAGGACTACCAGCGCACTGAGTTCGTGACGACTGCTCGTTACGGCCTCAAGCTGTACCGTCCGGAGAACCTCGTTACGGTTATCACCGAGCCGACAATCTAAGGCTCTTACTAACGGGGCGTCCCTTAATTGGGGCGTCCCACTAAAATTTCTCTTGACAACCTGATAAACCGTTTGTATACTATACTGACAGTATGCCCCGATTGGATATATCCCTAGGAGTTAATAACAATGGTTAACGTAAACCATAGCAGTCTTACAGACCCGTACCTGCATGAACCCAAGGGTGCAGCATCTGCAGCTTCAGGTGAAGTTTATATTGCCAGTGGGGCAGGCAGTGGTGTTTGGCGTAATGTTCATAACTACATTAACGGATATGTTGCATTTGACTCTGCTACACCTGCGTATCAGCACAGTGTTACAACATCATTTACACCATTGGACCCAACGTTCTCTATAAGTCTGACAAAGGAATGGGTAGGCGAAAGTTCACCAAATGCTAGACTTTTTTACTCTGGTACATACGATACTGTAGCTCAGATTAACTTTACTTTTTCGTATAAAAACAGCTCTGGTACAAGCAGAAATGTAGAAATTGTGTTTTATAAAAATGGTTCTACACTCAATGGCGGTCATATTGTAGTCACGGCAGACTCAGGTTCGTGGAAACATGCTACCGTTACAGATGTCGGTAGTTTTTCTACAAATGACTACCTAGAAGTATTTGTTAAGGGTGACTCCGCCTTTACCCTTGATGTTGCATCTGCCTCTCTTACAATTATGGGCGTAGCATAATGAGAAGAACACTCCTTGACATCGTACAGTCTATCCTCAGCGATATGGACTCTGAGGATGTAAACAGCATCTCTGATACTGCAGAAGCCCAACAGGTTGCCTCTGTTGTCAAGGATACGTTCTACAACATTATTGCTACCAGACTGATCCCTGAGCATCAGACAACATTTAATATTACTTCTCTGTCACAGGTAGCAAGACCGACACACTTCCAGTACCCTACTGGTGTAAAAGTTATTGACAAGCTGTTCTACAATGTTTCTGAGACAAGTGCTGTAGACTACAAGGAAGTAACTTGGGTCGAGCCTTTGGACTTCTTTGAAAGAATGCCAATGCACAATGGAAGCACAACAACTATTGTAACTGACACAGATGGTGAGACAAAGCTTGTTGTTAGTTCTGACCAGTATCCAAGCTACTACACCTCATTTGACGATGAACATATTGTAATGAATGCTTACAAGTCGTCTGTTGAGTCAATACTTACTCAAAGCAAAACAAAAGCATTCGGAACAAAGTTCCCTGCCTTTACGATCTCCGATAGCTTTGAGCCTGATCTAGATGACGTTATGCTTCCAATGCTTCTTGCAGAGGCTAAGTCTACCTGTATGTCACTCTTCAAAGCAGGCTCTGATCCTAAGGTAGAGCAGGCTGCTCGTAGACTTAAGACAACAGTACAGAACGATCTTTACAGAACTCGTAAGGAAAACTCTAGGCCGAGCTATGGACGTTAAAAGACTAGATGACAAAACAATAGTCTCTCATCCAAACTATAAGTCTGACTTTACAGTTGAGAGAGCTAACGGCGGTAACGGATTCTGGAAAATAACTAATAGCACTAACAGGCTGTCACCTAAACTTTCTGGCTTCTACACTTCCCACAACAAAGCTTTAGCTGACCTTAAATTGTTCTTGGCAAACTCAACTGAGTCTCAAGCCGTAAAGAGACAGTACTTTAAGGACAAGCTCAGGGAGCAAAAAGACAACAATGCCGCAACGCTACAATCAGAAGACAGTTAATAACTTCGTCAAGGGCCTCATTACTGAGGCTGGCGAAATGACATTCCCTGATGGCGCTTCTGTCGATGAGCTTAACTGCGAACTAAAGCGGGATGGCTCTCGTCGGAGGCGTCTTGGCGTTTCTAAAGAGCAGTCTTTTGTTGACTCTACTTTTACTGTATCAAGCACAGAGACGGTAAACTCTGGTGCATGGACAAACGTAGCAGGTATTTCTGGCTTAGAATTTCTTGTCATTCAAAAAGGCCACCACCTTTACTTCTACAATAAAGCTGAACTTCCTTATTCTAATACTCAGAAGTCTTTTAGCATTGATCTTCAGACCTATGAGTATGCTGGTTCTAATGGTGCAGAAAACTACAAGTGTCAGTTTGCAAGCCTTAAAGGTTACCTTGTCGTAAGCTCTGGTGGTATTGAAACTATTTATATTCAATATGACGAAGCTGCTGACAGCATATCCGTCAGTACAATTCTGCACACTGTTAGAGATTTTGAATGGCAAGGAGACACTTCTACTTACTATTCATCTATAAGCATTCCTGATCTTTCCTTTAATTTTGCTCGTCAATATGATGCAAAGAACTGTGGTTGGGGTGCAACTAATGCACCATCTTACGTTGGTAAACCTCTGACTATGCCTTGGTATGCTGGAAAAGATTCAAATAATGACTATAGTTCTACTGAATGGGACAAAGTATATTCTGGTACATCGTTAACCGCTAATGGACATAATCTCGTAGGGTTTTTTGCTAAGTTTCGTGATAATCTTTCCACAGAAAGAATTTATTCTCGGTTCAAATGTGTCGAAGCATTTTCAGGTCGTGCATTCTACGCTGGCTTGGAGAGTGAAAAACACTCTGGTACTATTCTGTTCAGTAAAGTTATTGAAAATGATCCTGATTTTGGTGCTTGTTACCAAGTAAACGATCCAACCGCAGAGTACTTTAGTGATCTCTTGGCTACTGATGGCGGTGAGATTAGGATTCCTGACTGTGTAAACATTAAACGCCTTTACGCCTTCAGAACTTCTCTGTATATTTTTGCTGAAAACGGTGTGTGGTCTATTTCAGGTGTTGATGGTGTCTTCTCTGCTGCTGCTTATTCAGTAAATAAAGTATCTGATGTAGGCATCGACTCTCCTCAAAGCTTTGTGCCAGTCGAAGGTATCCCTATCTGGTGGTCACGCTACGGTATTCACGCCATGAAGTTTGACGAAGTATCAGGTATAGCCTCTGAGCAAAATATCTCTCTTCCTACCATACAGTCATACTGGAACAATATACCTTCTGCTTCTAAGTCGGATTGCTTTAGTGTTTATGACAGCATTGGCAAAGAAATCTACTGGTTCTATAAAACAGAAGACGAAACAAACGCAAACAAGTACAACGAGGTTCTTGTACTTGACGCAGCTTTGCAAGCTTTCTATCCTTGGCGTATTTCTGACCAGACAAGCAATACAGACTATGTTGCTGGCGCTACATTCTACCCGTCATTCGGCGCACAAGAACTTGAACTTGAGGTTGTAACAACAGCAGGTGCTGATGTCGTAACGTCTGCTGGCGACAATGTTGTATCAACACAGACCAGACAGTTCACAAGAGATACAGCTGCCGCTGTCCTGCTTATTGTTGATGGCTCTACTGGTAGAATGACAATGGGTGGCTTCACTGATACGTCATTCTACGACTGGGGTGATGCCAACTATGAGTCGTACGCAGAAACTGGTTATGACTTTATCGGTGATGCAGTCCTCAAAAAGAACGCACCGTATCTCGCAGTCTACTCTCGTCTGACAGAAGAAGGCTTTACCTTTACTGGTTCTTCTTATGAGCCAATCAGACCGTCCTCTCTTCTTGTGTCAGCTGCTTGGGATTTTGACAGGGACTTCCCCGCTGGTCAACAGGCTTACAGACTAAAGTATCCAGTAGTTGTTGACGAAGATAATCTAGGTGTGTATAATTACCCAGAAAGCGTTATCACAACTAGGCTTAAGGTCAGAGGACACGGCAGATCAATGCGAGTTAAGTTCTCAAGTGAAGAGGGCAAAGACTTCGTACTGATTGGTTGGAGCATGATACAGGCCGCAAACACTAGGTTCTGATGTCAGATATAATTATTCGTAGTGCTGCTAAAGATGACATGCTTGACTGTCTTGTGCTTTTTAAGCAGTTTCACAGAGAGTCCAAACTTCCGTATGGGTTTGATGTACAAAAAACACAGAATGTTTTCAATGAGACACTTAATATTGAAAGCTTTAAAACATTCGTAGCAGAAAAAGATGGTGACCTTATTGGCTTTATCTGCTGTATGTACATGGAACCTTTGTTCTCAACTGACAGAGTATCAACAGACATAGCTTGGTTTGTCAGTAAAGAACATAGAAACTCAAGCGCAGGTTTTCGGCTGCTTAAACAATATGAGGAATGGGCTTTACAATCTAATATCAAGTATGTCGGTATTGCCTATCTTGAAAGAGTAACAGACTTGTCAAAAGTCTACGAAAAGAAGGGTTACGTTAAAGCCGAAACCCACTATATGAAGGAGTTTTAAATGCCTATTTTTACCGCAATTGGTGCTGCTCTTGGTATTAGTGCTGGCGCTGCTGTTCTAGGTACTGTTGCTGTTGGCGCTGGTGTTGCCTCTATTAATGCTTCTCAGAGGTCAGCAGCAGCTTCTCAGGCTGCAGTCGAAACACAAAGACAGCAAGCACAACAACAGGCTCAAGCTGAAAGACGCAGATCAATCAGACAGTTTTTGATGGAACGTCAACTTAGAGTTAATCTTGCTGCTGCAACTGGTCTTGAAGGTAGCTCTGCAGCAAGAGGCGGAATTGGAAGTCTTAGTTCTCAGCTTGGTACAAACCTAGGTTTTAGTTCTATGATGTCAGGTCTAAATAATTTGTATTACGGACAAACATTACAGGCACAAAATTTTGCTGGTCAAGCTGAATTGTTTGGTGGCATATCAAATCTTGCCTTTGGCCTTTCTGGCAGACCTGAGCTATTAGGTAATTTTTTCACACCAACTACTTCTCAAATGGGCCAACCTACAAGAATTGGTAGACCTCTTGGTGGTAGATAAGGACTAATAAATAATGGCTTCTCTCCCTACTGTTGAGTCCAGACTTCGCAATCAAAGCATCATCTCTTCGATGGCGCTTGAGCAGGTTATTGTGTCTAACCCTTCTTACGAAAAGGAAACAAGAGCCAATCAGGATATTGCGGTAGCACTGGACATTCCAGTAGATACAGTAGAAGAAGTTAAAGCAAGCAACGATGCAAGCCTTAGCTCTGCTGCTGCATCTCTTGTTGTCAATGACCAAATTGTTTGGTCTGCCTTGGATGAAGCCTACCAAGATGAGCTTACAACTGAAGAGGCATCTGATGTCGTAGCTGAGCTTACTCAGAAGCAAGGAAGAATGAGCTTTAGTAACTTCATTCTTACCCAAGGTCTTATGATTAATGACGGGGATGTCAACCCTTACGTCTCCAATGCCATTACGAACTTGGAAATCTGGGACAGCCTCATGGCTGAGGAGATTGACAACAACGAACAGGGCCTCTTCAGTAAGATTCTTACATTCCTAGATGTGAATGTATTGAGAGAAATCACCATCGGCATTGCAGATAATGTCACATTCCGTTCTAACAGAGAAGGGGCTGAAATTAGAGCAGCCTTCCAAGACATGCGTCCTGAGGACTTCAGGGAATGGGCTGCTGATTACATTAAGGAGAGAAAGAATGAGGGTGTTTTCAGTAGAGACTCAATTTGGAATCTTTACAAGGTTGCACACGATAGAGAATATCTTGGTGATGACCCTTATGCTCCCCTTTATGCAGCCCTTGGGCTACTAGACGCAGCTGCTCTAGGCTCTACTGGTGCTGTAAGGAGGGCCGCAAAGGGCTTCTTTATTGATGCCCCTTATAATGCAGCTGAGGCTACCAAAAGTCTGTCAAGAGTTAGAAGGCCTGCTGACAGTGTAGCTGTTCTTAGAGGTGAAGCTGAGGCTGGTGCTACTCTCGCCAAGCAAACACAAAGAGCAGGCGTCAATACAGACCGTGTGAATGCCACAAGAGGTATGCCTAAAGACCTTGACCC